GCTTTGCGTCAATATCGAAAACAATGGGATGAGAAGAACCAAGTATTTAAAAATAAACCTTTACACGATTGGTGTTCTCACGCAGCTGATGCATTTAGATATGGATGTGTACACGATCCAATAGATACATCAGATTGGAAAAGACCCATTAATGTGGATTATAAATATATAGTATGACAGAAAATGAAATTATAGCAGTATTGAATAGAGAACTTAGAGCATCATCAGGTTATATTGGTGGTGAAATAGTAAGTCGTAGACGTAAGTCTTTAGAATACTATCTAGGTAAACCATTCGGTAATGAACAAGAAGGAAGATCACAAGTAGTCAGTACAGATGTATCTGATACAGTTGAATCTTTAATGCCTTCTTTAATGAAAATCTTTACAGCTGGAGACAATATTTTTCATTGTGAACCTGCTGGGCCTGAAGATGAGAAAGTAGCTAAACAAGCTAGTGATTATATTAACCATGTTTTCTATAAAGAGAACAGAGGTTTTTCTGCTATTTATACAGCATTCAAAGATGCTTTAGTACAAAAGAATGGAATCCTAAAAGTATATTGGGATGATTCTGAAAAGACTACTAGAGAAGAATATAAAAAACTTACAGACGATGAATACAATCTGCTTATTGCAGATCCTGAAGTTAAAGAAACTGAACATAAAGAATACGAAGAAGAATTTAAAGATAACAATGGTAAAGTTTTAGACAAAGTAAAATTTCACGATGTTGTTATTCATAAAACTCAGATGTATGGACAAGTTAAAATTGATCCAATACCACCTGAAGAATTTTTAATTGAACGTAGAGCTAAGTCAATAGATACAGCAAACTTTGTTTGTCATAGAGTTAGTTTAACTAGAACAGAGTTAATCGAAATGGGCTATGATGCTGATACTGTTTATAATTTACCTACTGGAGATTCAGAATATTATTTAGAAGATAGACAAGTAAGATACCAAGATACAGATTTCTCTGCACCACAAGATAGAGGTGATAATTCTACAGATGAAGTTTTAATACATGAATGCTATGCAAGACTAGATCTTAATGGTGATGGTAAATCAGAACTATTAAAGATTTGTTTAGCAGGTAATGGATCTTATAAAATACTTGGTATGGATGAAGTAGATTCTATACCTTTTGTTTCTATGACACCTATCATAATGCCTCATAGATTTTATGGTAGATCTGTTTCAGAACTTATAGAAGATATACAATTAATTAAATCTACTGTTATGAGACAAATGTTAGATAATATGTATCTAACAAATAATAACAGAATAGCTATACAAGATGGTCAAGTAGCTATGGATGACCTATTAACAAATAGACCTGGTGGTATTGTAAGAACTAAACAACCACCACAAAATGTTATGCAGGTTATGACAGCTCAACCTATTACAGAACAAGCATCAGGATTATTAGCTTATTTAGATTCTGTAAGAGAAGCTAGATCAGGTGTTACAAAAACTGCACAAGGTTTACAAGCAGATGCATTAAATACAGATACTGCAACTGGTATGAATCAAGTGTTAACACAATCTCAAATGAGAATGGAGTTAATTGCTAGAACTTTTGCAGAAACTGGTGTTAAAGATTTAGGTATTAAGATATTTGAACTTCTTTGCAAATACCAACAGAAAGAAAAATTAGTTAGAATTAGAGGTGAGTTTGTACCTATGACTCCTTTTGAATGGAGAGATAGAGTTAACTTATCTGTTAAAGTAGGATTAGGAACTGGTTCTAAAGAACAACAACTAATCTTATTAAATGCGATTTTACAAAGACAACTACAAGCTATTAACTTACAACAAAATGTTTATGGCCCAGTTGTTAACTTAAAGAATATATATTCTACTTTACAAAAACTTGTAGAGAATGCAGGACTTGGAAATGTAGAACCATTCTTTATGGATCCTGAAGTAGGTGCTGCACAAATGCCACCACTTCCTCCTAAACCACCAACTGAGTTTGAGAAAGTATCTTTAGCTCAAGTACAAGGTGAAAATCAAAGAGCAATCTTAGATTCTGAAGTACAGATGAAGAAAATGGAAGCTGCACTTAGACAGAAATTGCTAGATTTTGAGCTACAAGTTAAAGAAATGGAGCTTAAATATGGTACTAAGATTAATGAGCTTGAAATGAAGAACAGATCTATGATAGAACAACAACAAGTTAGACAATCAGGTGATTTGTTTAAAGAAATAATGAAAGGTCAAAAACAGTTCTTTAATGAAAAAGGATCTAAACAAACAAGTTTCGGAGGGGAAGAAAGCCCAGCTACTGCTGGACGAACCCCTAATGAAAGAGGCGTTTAATTATTTAAAAACTCGTTATCGAGAAGAAATATTTAACACGTCTTATTCAGATCACAATCAAAGACAAGTTCTTTGGATGGCCTATAATATGGTCGAAAAAATCAAAGGACATCTTGAGTCTGTGATGAATGAAGGAAAACTAGCTGCCAAAGAGCTAGATCAACTACAAGACTTAACTAAGTAATTAGAAGTCTACTTCGCTAATCCATAAGGAAGCGATCAACCAAAGGAGAACCTATGAAAACAGATAATACTGTTACAGGTGCTGCTGATAAAATATCAGGACTACTGAATCCTAAAGAAGGACAATCAGAACCTGAGAAAACTCAGACAGAACCACAAGAGCAAACAGAACCAGTAAAGACTGAACCTGTTGCTGAAGAAGTTAGCCAACCCAAGACTGAGGAAGCTAAACCTGAAGCTGAAAGCTCTGAAAATACTGAGACAGAACAAACCGAATCACAACAAATACAAGAACCCACGCTCCACCGAGTCAAAGTACAAGGTCAAGAGCTAGAGGTCAGCTTGGACGAATTGAAATCAGGTTATTCAAGAGACTCAGACTACCGACAAAAGACTCATGCTTTATCACAAGATAGACAAAGTCTAGAAAGTGAAAAACAGAGTTTGCGTCAAAATTACGATACACGTCTTAAAGAACTAAACGATCTAATTGGCGATGCTAACACTTACATCAGTCAGACACCAGGTGAGAAAGATCTTCAGAAAATGTATGAAGAAGATCCTACAGCTGCTGCAAAACTTGATTTTCAAATGCGTCAGCAAAGAGAATCATTTAACAAGCTTAAAGAACAAAATGAAGCTGTTAAGTTGCAACAGTATAATGATTACCTGCAAGAACAACGAAGGTTAGCTGCTAGTAAGATTCCTGAGTATAGTGATCCTCAAAAATCACCAACATTCAGAAACCAAATGAGAGATGCTCTCACAGGTTATGGATTTAATGATCAAGAGATTGGATCACTTGCAGACCATAGGTTTTTAATGGTCTTAAGAGATGCTATAGGATTCAAGGAACTTAAGAGTAAACCTGTTACTGCTAAGAAAGTAACTACTGCTCCTAAAGTTGTTAGATCAGGAACTGCGAAAGCAGAGGACTCATCAAGACGTGCTAATGTAAAACAAAAAATTGGTAGATTGAAACGATCAGGTAAACTGAACGATGCTCAATCTGCTATTCTTGAAATAATCGGAAAAAAATAAGGATAAAACATGGCACAACCAACAAATACGTTTGATACGTATGATTCAATAGGTGAAAGAGAAGATCTTTCTGATGTTATCTATAACATCTCACCTACAGATACGCCATTCCTAAGTTCAGCTGCAAAGACTCAGTCTACTGCAGTTCTACACGAATGGCAAACAGACGCACTAGCTTCTGCTTCAACTTCTAACGCAGTTATCGAAGGAGACGAAGCAACTTTAGATGCTGTTACTGCAACAACTAGATTATCTAACTCTTGTCAAATTATGGACAAAACAGTTGTAATCACAGGTACGCAAGAAGCAGTTGATAAAGCTGGTAGAGCATCTGAGTTAGCTTACCAAATCGCTAAAAAAGCTAAAGAGCTTAAAAGAGATATGGAAGCACAAATCACAACTAACAATGCAGAAGTTACAGGTTCAGCTACTGCTGCTAGAGAAATGGGTTCTTTAGGAGCTTGGGTTGCAACAAATGATGTAATGGGAACTTCTGGTACTTCAGGTTCAGTAGGTAATACTGCTAGAACTGATGGTACTCAGAGAGCTTTCACAGAAGATCTTTTAAAATCTGTAATTAAATCAGTATGGAATGAAGGTGGAGATCCAACTATGATTATGGTTGGTCCTTTTAATAAACAAAAATTATCAGGATTCACTGGAAACAGCACTAGATTTGATGCAGGTGCAGACGCTACATTATACACTTCTGTAGATGTCTACGCATCTGACTTCGGTCAATTGCAAGTTGTTCCAAATAGATTTTCTAGAGATAGAGACGCTTATGTTCTTGACATGAATTATTGGGGAATCGCATTCTTAAGAGACTTCACTATGCATGAATTGTCAAAAACTGGTGACTCTGAAAAGAGACAGCTTTTAGTAGAAGCTACTCTTGAGTCTAGAAATGAAGCAGCATCAGGACTTGTTGCTGACTTAACAACTTCATAATAATACTATCTGTTTGGGCGAGTAACCTTAAATCTGCTCGCCTAGCAGTATTTCAAACAATTGAAGATCTGAGATAGGTTAGGATCGGAACAATTAAGGAATAAAATGAGAACATTAAACGACTATTTTTTAACATCTACAATCGCAGACATCAGCACAGCATCATCAACATTTGTACCTGTACCTGATGGAGGCAAAGTAATAAAAATTTTCACTGCACTACAAGGTGCAATCGGAACTGCTAATGCAGCAATCACTTTTGAAATTGGTGGAACAGCTATAACTGGTGGTGGAATTACAGTAACACAATCTGGTTCAGCAGCAGGAGATGTGGACACAGCAACACCGACAGCAGCAAACAGAGTTGAAGAAGGTGGTTCTATCGAAATGATAACTGATGGAGCTTCTAGTAATACAATTAAACTTGTTGTTACATTTGTTATAAGAAGATAATTAATATAGGTAATGTTCCTGGAACGTTCTGGGAACATATCCTAAACAAAAGGAGAATAATACATGAACTATGGTTTAAGACATGGAACTGTACATAAGCTAACTTCTGGAAGTTCATCTTCTGCAAGCTCGGCTTTTTCAGCTAACATAGAATACATAAGAGTTGTAGGTACTATTGCTTGTCATATACATATAGCAGTATCACCAACAGCAACTACAAGTACTACTTATTTACCTGCAGGCGAAGTTGAAACTATTAAAGTATCAGCTGGAGAAAAGATTGCAGTATTAAGAATTGGTGGTTCTGATGGAGAACTATACGCTACAGAATTGACTGAATAATGGGTAAAGTAAGATCAGTAGAATACGATAATGGAATAGTAACTAAGTATATCCAAGAATCTGATGGTAAGTTAACTATTAACAATCAACAAAATGTAAACCCTTTGTTGAAAAGAAATAAAGACTTATACAATCATGATAGAGGATGGCTTTCTCAATCTAAAGAAATGAAAAGAGTTGCTAGTGTACCACCTCTGGTCTTACAAGTATGGGCACATGAATACAATGGAAGTAGAAATTGGTTTGCCCTACCAAAAGAAATTCAAAGAAAAATTATGAGAATGAAACTAAATTCTAATGAGTTTAGATATTTCAGAACAGCAGAAGGATCTTTATAATGGCATTATCATCATATTCAGAATTAAAATCAGCAATAGCTAATTGGTTAAATAGATCAGATTTAACTGATGAGATTGCTGACGATTTTATAAAACTTACAGAAGCTGACTTTAACGCAAAGTTAAGGATCAGACCTATGGAACAAATAGATACTATTACAATAGATTCAGAAACAGAAACAGTACCAACAGGATTTATTGCAGTTAGATCATTTTATATTTTATCTAGCTCAGTTAAATATCCTTTGGAATACATTACACCAGCTAATATGTTTGAAACAAGAGGAGGTTCTAGAACTGGAAAACCTAGAGCTTACACAATAGAAAGTGATAATGAAACAGAAACTTTTAGATTTGGTCCTTCCCCTGATACTAGCTATACTGGTTATTTATCATATTACAAAGCTATATCAGCTCTTAGTGCATCTAACACATCCAATTGGATGCTCGCAAATCATCCTGCAGTATATTTGTATGGATCCCTTTTTCACGCTGCTAACTTTTTAGGTGGAATAGATCCACAACAAGTACAGAATTGGTTACAAATGTATGCAACATCTATGGAAAGATGTGAGAATAACGATAAACAAGATTCATATGGATCTGCACCTGTTCATCAAAGAACTGATGTTCAAACAGATCTATCATTTTATAGGCAAAGATAATGCAAGTACCTTTTGGAGAATGGCTACCTGATCAACCTGAACATGGAAAACAGGGAGCTAACGTAGCAACTAATGTATATCATGCAGCTAATACTTATAAGAGATTTCCATCTCTTGTAGCATATAGTAGCAATAACATAGGTGCACATTCTAGAGGAGCAGGTTCTTTTAGAGATAACTCAGGTAATGTATATAACTTTGTTGCAAAGAATACAGATTTATATCAATTAGCATCAGGAACATTTACATCTAGAAAAT